GCGGACGCGCCTGTCAATCTTTAGTGTCTTCATCGTTCTCCTTTCCCGTCTTTGGGGTATTCTCTACCTTTAGCGGATCGGTCAAAATCCCGGCGGCGTCCTTCTTCTTCTTCAGCCGCTTCTGCTCGGCGAGGTTCTCTTCGTAGTCCGTGCCGTAGTCGGCGGCGATCTGGGTGTCCGTCTTCCAGCCGTGGGCAACGGCGACGGCTGCGGCGTTTACGTCCTTCATCGGGTCAACCCACTCCCACGTCCGCCCGCGAAACTCATGCTCGACAAGTCGGGCGTAGTCGCTCGGCAAGTACGGCGACGAGGCGCGGTATTTCAGGAATGACGCAAGCCACGCCCGGAAGACGGGGGCCACCAACTGTTCGATCATCTGGGCTTGTAGTGTCCGCCAATGGTCGCGCTCGGCAAGCGTCCCGGCGCGGACGGACGAAAACGAAACGCCCGCCCAATCGTTCGCGAAACAGGCGTACTCAAGGCCGAGGCCGCTTGCCACGTCCCGGAGCATGGAGTTCTTGAAGTTGGTCAGTTCGCGGTTCGGGTGCGACGGCGTGACCGTCTTGTAGTCCCACCCCTGTTCGAGCATGATCTTCGTGCCGGGTTCGCTCGGCATGGTAAGCGCGGCGGATTGGTCGTCGTCGTACTCTCCGATTTCGCCGCCCTGTCCGGCGGGCGCGGTATAGACGCCCGTCGTGTTGGATTCGTCGCGGGCGGCGACAAGTTCGGCGACGTTGTACTCGTCGAGCATCTTCAACTTCTTCAACACGGCATGGCCGAGCGGGATTCCCCGCGTCTGCGTTTCGTCGTGCTGCGTGTAAAGGTGGAGAATGTTCGCGGCGGGTATGCGGACGACGGGCTTGCCGCCGATAAACGCCGCCGCCGGGTCTTCGCGCTCGGCGCGGAAATAGTAGGCGACGGGGTGCAACGTCCGGCGGTCAACCTCGACGCCGTTGCGGATCGCGGTCGCCGTGTCGTTGAGGTTCATCGTCTCGTCTACCGCGTCCGGGCGGATCACGCGAAGGGAAAAGCCGTAATCGTTCTGGGCGGCGCGGTCGATCAGGACAAACGCCTCGCCGTCCCGCGCCCAATTCGACGCGCACAAGCGGCAAATGGCCGCGAACGACTTGCGGCCCGTCACGTCGGCCAGTTCGGGGTCGGTCGTCCACTTCCACCAATGGTAGGACAGGAACGCCGCCGCTTTCGTGTCCACTTTCTCGACGTTCGTCTCGCGGCCCGGCAAGGGCTTAAACTTGAAACCGTCCCCGACGACGTTCGCAACGAAAAGGTCAAGCCAACGGAGGTAGTGTTCGGAGTTCTTCTCCATGTCGCGGGATCGCTGCCGGATAATCGCAAGCGCGGCGGCGATCTCCGTATTTGAAAAACCGCCGTCCCATTTCCACGGGGCCAGAATGCGCGAAACTTCCGCCGCGCTGAATGAGCGGACGAGCCGCCCGTTGTGCGCGGACTGTTCCGGCTTCGGCTTCGCGCGTTTGAAGATGTTGAACATTACACGAACCTCACTTTCATGAATTTCGGCCCATTGGCTTTTGGCTGCTGCCCTGTCTCGTCCTCTTCGGCGCGTCTGCGCCAGTAGGCAAGGATTGAAAGAAGGTCGGCGTAGTCCTTGTAGGTGATCGAAAGTTCGCCGACGGTGATGGTCTTGTTCGGGTTGTTGCCGTAGTTCTGGAGGGCCGTCTCTACTGCGGCGACGACGGCGCGGTATTTAGAGACAAGCGGGCGGATGTAAACCGCGCCGAAGGCGATTTGTTCAACTCCGTCGGGCGTCGTCGCGTAAACGATCCACCGCGTCGCGCCTGAAAAGCCCGCAAGCGTCTCGGCGGTTGCGGTCGCCGTCCATGTGCCGTCGCCGTTCGCGGTCGCGGCGACCTCGGCGTTCTTCGCGCCGTCCGCCAGTTTGACGACAACGGCGGTCGCGCCGTCCGGGGCCGTCCATGTCCCCGTCAGCGTCTCGCCGTCGAACACGGCGCGGTCTGTAAATCGTCTCGCCATTGGTGAAGGTTCCTTTCCTCACCATTAGCGGGGCGGTCAAAATCGCGGCGGCGTTTCGGGCGTTCCTCGCGGTTGCGGTATTCGTCGGGCAAAATGTCGCGGGTGTCGTAGTCCATGTTGCGCTCCTTCTGGATCAGTAAAGCCGCCCGCCGATTGCGAGGCGGTGTTTCTTCTTTGGCGGAAGCTGCGGCTTGACTCCGGCTTCATTCTTTAAGCAAACTGCCGCTCCTTCTGGGGTGAGCGGGTCTTCTGGCGGCGGCTCCGCGCCGACGATCTTGCCGCCGATTGCGAGGCGCGTCTTTTTCTTTGGCATGGTTTCTCCTTCCCCGGTCAAACCTTCCGCGCCCGCAAGCGCGTAGCACATGGCAAGGCAGTCGCCGAAGTCGTGCGGGTTCTTCGTCTGCCACTTGTAGGCGTACCGCTCCTTGCCGTCGCCCGTCGACTTCACCTTGGTCTTCGCCTTGAGTTTCTCGTTCGCCACTTGGACGGCGAAACGGTAGTGGTTGGCGTTGCCGTCGAACAGGGAAAGCCCGCCGTCCGCGCCCGGCTCCGCCCCCCACGCCCTGTGCATCTTCTCCTTGTACTCGTCGGCGTTCCATGCAAGCCAACGCCGCCCCTGCGAATCGCGGCACAAAATGGTCGCGTTCTTCTCGCTGCGGATTCGGCTGCGGACGTTCGGGTTCCAGTTCTGCCCGGCGCGGCCCAACATGGCGACGGCCTCGATCCCAAACTCGGCGGCGACGGTCGGCGCGAACGCGGTCACGGTGCTGAACTGCCGCCCGCCCGCGTCTATGCCCCACTTGTCGATGTGGATTCCCTGCGCCACGATCTCGCGGGCGTGTGCTTTCAGGGCGGCGAATAGCCGGGCGTTAAACTCCGTGTCGTTCAAGTTCTCCGGGATCCGTATGCGGGTGACGTGGTAGGACGTGACAAGCGCGGTCAGCCGTATGTCGAAGGCCGTGATTGCCGTGGTTATCGCATAGCCGGGGTTGATGTCTGTTGCGGCGGCGGTGAAGACGGTCGCGGGCGGTATGGTCTTCGGCGGGACGCCGCGCCGGACGCGGGAGAGGATGTGCCGCGCCGACAACTCGAACGCGAACGCATTGCGCGGCGGCTGCATCTGGTATTCGCTCATGAACGTCGCCTCGCCGTCGCGGAGGAGGATGTTCATGGCGTGTTGGATTCCGCTGATCTCGGTCGCCGGGTCGAAGTTGCGCGGATTCAGTACCGCCGCGCCGTCGTCCATCTCCTTGCGGTGCTTCCGATAAAAGCGGTTCGCGGCGATATGCGGCAAGCGGTCGGCGGCTTTCTCGGCTTGGAATATGTCCCAATACTCGGCCCAATAGTCGCGGACGCCCTTGCGCTCTTCGGCGGTCGCTTCCGGGTTGTGGCATTTAGGCCAGGCCGTCACCATCTTGTAGGTCTTCGTCTTCCAGCCGGGGTCGGCGGCGAACGTCTCGGAAAGGTCGTCGGCCTCAATCGGCGTCGAGGTCATGATTGCGGCGAGTTTCTTGCGGTGTCCGGCAAGCCCCATGAAGGTCTTTTTGATCTTCGCGGCCATTTTGCCGACCTGTCCTTCGCTCTGGGCCTTTTCGTCGTTCTGCAAGTCGTCGAAAATCAGGAAGTCCGGGCGGAGTATGCCCTTTGCCTTGCCACGCGCCCCCGCGTTAAAGCCAACGGCGTCAAGGATCACGCCGGACGACGGGAAAGGTCGCCCCGTGCGCGGGTCTGCGACGGACGGAAACACGATGCGGTCTGCGGACACGCGCGGGTTCGTCCGCTTGCCGTGGTACTTCTGGGTTTTCGCCCTCTGGTATGCCCCGTCCAGTTTCAGGAATGGCAGGGCGATTTCGGGGAAGTCCTGAATGAACGCGGGGCCGGACGTGACGGCGGCGAAAATGTCCTCGATGATGTTTGAGGCGTTGTCGTCGTTCGCGCCGACCACCACTTCGTAGCGTCTGCGGCCCGTGACGGCAACCCATAACGCCGCGCCCTTGGTGTAGGCGGTCTTGCCGTGGCCTCTGGCGACGCGGATGTGGTAGGGGATCGAAGCGTCGCCGATTGCCTGTTCCATGTCGCGGACAATCGGCTGCATGGACGGCGGCGGCGGGATTTCCAGAAACGCGCCCGCGCCGGGGTCGTCGTTCGTGCAATAGGCGCGGAGAAAGTACAGAAAGTCCCGCTCGGCCCGGCGGCGGCGTTTCCAGTCGATCCCGGCAAGCGCGGCGTCAAGGTCGGCGGCGATGTCGGCGTGTGACGACTTGGCGCGGCTCTTCGCTTGCCGTTCGGCGTAGGTCAAGGCGCGGGGCCGGGCTTTCTCCGGCACGATCCTGTCGAAAAGTGCCGCCGCGCCTTTCAGTCCCGGTGCGTTCCGCTTGGCCGTCCGCCTTAGGAAGTCGGCAACGGCGGCGAGGTCGATCTGGAAGTCCGGGCGGGCGGGTGCGCCCGGCTGCTGCATGAGCCAGCGCAAGGTGCGGGCGGTCGCGTGTTTCGATCCGCCGCGCCTCAATACCGCCGCCGCCTCTTC